GATGCGGCTTGTGAACAGGGGTGATGTCGGAATCTGAGCCAGGGTCCCAGTGACCGCAGGAGAAGCAATACGAATGGCCATCAGTGTAGATACCATTTGCATCGCTACTCCCACAGACTGGACAGGGCTCATGCCTCACGAACTCTGATTCGGAGTCATGCTGTCGAACCATTCGAGGGGAATGTTGTAGGAAGGTGCCCACAGAAAGCCATGCTTTTCCGCCCACATAGCGTAGGTGGTTTTGCTGTCCTTTGTGAGCGTATTGTAAGGTGCTTGAAACACCAGACGTATGTCCCGATCAGGGTGCTGCTTTTTGACGGCAAGCATCTTCCTTCGATCCTCAGGCTTGAAATAACCCTTGGCCTCCAGAATGACCCCATTAGGCAAGACAAAGTCTGGTGTGTATACAGCTGAAACGGTGTAGTTTAGACGCAGTGTCTCATACTCAAACGGTTGTCCGTTGAGTTCGAACCACCGGGCCAGCTTTTCTTCAAGTCGGCTCCGGTACTTTGCCATCAGAACGGAAGATCGTCGTCTTCGTAGTTAGCAGGGCCGGGGCCTGGGTCTTCGGAGGGTTCAAAAGAAGGGCTACCAGATTTGAATCCATCCGCTTTGCCAAAGAGAGCTGCCACTTCAGTTTCATCCAGCCCGCCGCTATCAGAACCTCCAGAGCTAACCAACTTGAGAATTTGAGCCCCTCGTACTTTAAGGGAACAGCCAACCTTTGTGGCATAAACATAAGGGCGAAGATCAATGATCAGTTTGACAACCGTACCTTTCCAGATCTGAGTGTCAAGATCAATGGGCACGCCATCAGTATCCACCCATGGGAACATAGGAGAGGAAGAATCTCCACCGTAGGAGTACTTGACCAAACCTTCGTCGTCCCACTTAGGAAGCTCTTCGGTGTGACGCTTGCCTGCCATCCTGTTCTTGGCTACGGCAATGGCCTTGTCATAGGCTGCGTCAAAGGTGGCCAGCTGGTCCTGAGGAATGCGGAAGCTGATGGAGCAGTTGTTGAACTTACCAGAAGGCTTGAGTGCGTTGATGTAGCCTTCCAGGGTGGTGGTGATGATGAAACGTCCTTCGGACATAAGTAGGTAGCGGTGGTTGGTTGATGGATGAGTGTGATCAGTCTTCATCTTCCGTGGAGGGAAGACCAGCAATCTCAATGCTGTCGATGATGCCTTCCAGATCCTCTTCGGCAAAGCCTTCGTTGACGATGTCGTAACCAACCTCGTAGGCAGCCAGACAACCATCAACACTGAAGCCCTTTGAAGCAGCGATCACAAAGGCAGCATCACCAAGCAATTCTCCAAGGTATTCGAAGAACGTTTGGTCAATGCTGGTTCTGTTCTCCTCATATTCCGCATAGAGAAACTCAACAACATGGGGGTTAAATCCAGTCAGCTCAATGGCTTCGTTGATGTTTTCTTGAACAGGAATTGATTGATCCATGTTTAACAGAAGAAGTAAGCGGAGTTCTGAACATCATGAATGTCCAGGGTGTTTTGCATCACGGATTCATCGAACTCTACCCCAAGAGATTCCGACCACTGTTTAAGGATCGGCTGTGAGTAGATCTCAACGAACTTGTTCCGTATCTCTGATGCCATCTGATCCATATCGCAGGATCTACCAAGCACGCAGTCGTGGATGACGGTGAATGGTTTGTCCCAATCAGCAAAGACCAGATGAAGCAGGGCAGCATCCAGGCTGTGGATAAGGTTTGGACTAGACGCAGTTCGTGCTCTGTTGAGATCGATCTGTCTGTCTTCCCATTCCTTGTTTAACCACGTCTGTACCCGTTGACCAAGGAGACGCGTTTGAACAGGCTTTAATTCAGTCTTCCGGTATTCCTGAACAACATGGAATCCAGAAGGGGTGACCCACTCGATTGTGGTGTTTCCTTCTTTCATCTTTTGTCCAGCAGCCTTTTGAATAAAGGCCATAGACGCACAAGGACCAGCAAAGACCTGCCTCACTGCGTACCGGTAGACAGCCTTGACGATTGCCTGAAGCTCTCCCTTTTCCAGTTCAACACCTTTGAGTTCCTGACGAATGTAATCTCTAGCACTGCTTTCGGTGACCCCATAAGGGGTGGTCATGACAGTGCGTTTGGTGACCTTACGGTTCATCAGGCGGTGGAGATGCTCTGGAAGAACTTCCTTAGCCTTTTCAGCAACAATGGCGTACCCATCAGATGGTTTATCAGTTGGGACCACATTGACCATCTCAGCAGCTGTTTTGTCTAAAGCAAGAGCAGACAAGTGTTGAAGACCAGAACAAGTGGCATCAACTGACACTGGAAGACCAGAGGTTTGCTTTTCCTTTGTGATTATGCATTGATAATACTCAATAGCAGCAGCCAAGAAACACCACGGCTCTTCAGCTTCTGACCATTCAGGAATCGTGTCCTCTGGATCTTCAGCAATCCTGCTGATCATTTCATGGTTAGACCGAGTCCATTGGATTCGATCCTCCATTGTTGCTTTGTCCAGTCCATAAGTAGTAGCAACCTGAAAGGCTAACCACCACTCATTAACAGGACCCTCTTCATGGAAGTAGATTAGGCTTTTGTCAAAATCAGTTCCTTGAGGGCTGAGGCTTGTGGGAATTGGATAGCACCTTCCCCGAAAGTCAAATGACCAGGGAATCCAAAAGACATCGTCCTTGTATTTGTTTGCCACAAAGACTGCCTCTGTGGTTCTGTAGTTCTTCTGTGCCAGTCCTGAGTTTCTATTCTCGATCTCTGTTCGAGTTCGACGATAGTTCAGCTTGTCCTCTTCGGATGCTGATTCCCAGGGGTCTGGCTTTGGCGGAGGAGGAGTTGGCTCCTCGGCTCGGAACTTACCCACACTAATGCGGCGTTCCATACAGAAGTTGGCTACGTCAAGGACGCGGCTGTTGATCCGGTAAGGGACCTTTTGGAGTCGGTTGAGCATGGTGAGTGCTCGGCTACCCAGCAAAAGCAAGTGCCTTTTTTTGGGAACGGCGCTTCTGACCAGTGTTGTCAGGCGTCTTAGCTCGTTTGTAAGGTATCCTCCAGAGTTGTCTCCGGTTTCTCCAGTCCAGTCGTTGGGCTCGCACAGCATGGGCCACATACAGGCAGCAAAGGCCTCAGCACGCTCCATAAGAGCCTCCTTGGCCCGCAGGAACTCCGGCTGGAAGGTCAGGACGGTCAGGGTCTTGTTGACGCCCGTGTGGACGATCCTGGTCCCTACCCACCCCGTTGCCTCACAAAGCCGATCCAGCAGCCACCCACCAACCAAAACCTTGACAGGCGAAGACCATCGAGGTGTTTTGATGTTGTGCTTTCTCATCATGGCCCGGTAGTGTTGGACCCGATAGGAGTAGCCCTTGTTGTGGTGAATGCCTCGCTTTGCCAGATCAAAGAGTTCCGGATGCTTGGCATGGAAATCATCCAACAGAATCTGATCATAAATCAGACTACCAATGCGATGAGTAACCGCAGCGTAGGTTGGTTTGTCTACCTTGCGATTGCCAAGCACGTCAAGCACAGCCTTGGCAGTGATCAAAGCAAGAACACACGCATCGCAGTTCTTGATAATCATAGCTGCTGCTGCCTTGTCGGAGGCCCAACCACGGGTGATGTGGCTTAGCTTTGTCTCAATGGTTTCGGTGATCTTTTGAAGACCATTGTTGATAAAGGATGATCCATACACCGTAGAGCTGGCATAGGACCGTTCTTCAGCTGTGCGTGTACGTTCTCGAAGCCGTTGAACAGCCTCGCTACGCATTTCAAGTTCTCGATGAAACTGACGATCGAGTTGATGCGGAGTTGCCATGTATTAGTTGTGGTTGTGTGTCTCCAAGATCAGTTGCCTCATCCTTCTGGTGATGAGAATGTGGGAAAGGTTTTTGATCAGCTCCTGTGTTGTGTTGATCTCTTCTTCGGCTCCTTCTATGCCAAGCTGGGCGTGAAGGAGTCGCTCTGGATGAACATCAGGCAGCTCTTCCATGTTGCCATCATCATCTACGTCATGGGTAGAAAGAATGTCGGAGTGAAGATTGAGTTTAGCACCAATGTCAATGAGTTGATCCAAAGCCAGGTGCATTAAGCTGTGAATCGTTTCCTCATACAGCTGTTGATTGGGGACTGAGTAGGCCATTTATCTGTGGGTGTCGTGATGCTCTGTTGAACGCTTGATAGGCCAGCATGATAGCCAGCCCCTTCTTGTTTAGGTAACTGTATTGGTGAATGTTGTTACGCTTTGCCAGCTGCCGCAGCTGTCTCCACGTCAAGACATCTTTGAGGTGATTGGCTAACTCCTCTGGGTTGGGGAGGTGTTGGCGGCTTGTGAGTCGCAGAGCGGATTGGAAGTCCATTCGGGTTCAAGAAAGATGTTCACAGTCAGAATATTCTGTTGTGGATTTAACTCCGTTATGGAAAGGATTGCGTGTGCCTTATTATGAGCAAGGACACAACCCTTTGTTCCGTCTGGATAATGGTAGGACCATGCTCGGAGGGTCATTGGATGTTTTTAGTGAAGGTGACTAAGGGGTTCTGCCAAAGAATCTCTGGTCAGCGAGAAAGTCTTCCCAGCCCCTTCCTGAGATGTACTCAAGATGATGAGGTTCCATCTTTTGCTTTGCGCCAGGGTAGTCAGGCGGAATGTCCCAGACTGCGTGAAGCTTCACGAAGTTGCCGTTGCCGTCGCTTTCCACGTCGTAGGTGGGCGAGAAATCGTTTGGGGTCCAAAGAACTCTTGGCATGGTTGTTAGTGGGAATGGCTACTCGTTATCGGAAAGTTGCTCTAGGGCGCGGCGAATTGTGTGAATAGCGTCGCAGTGGTTCTGCAGCGGCATGTCGAGATGCTCGTCAACCCATGCCAGTTCTTTCAGCGCCTGCTCCTTCAAGCTCGGCGGCTTGGGGCGGCGGGCGGTGCGGAGATCTGCCACAGCCTCGTGTTCGTATTTGAACCACCCTTCGCTGACTAGCCACTCACAGCACGCCTCCAGCTCCTGGTCTGCGCCCCATTGGGCGGCGCGGGTGGCAAGATCTTTATGAAATCCGTTAACAGCGACGTAAGCACCGAAATGATCACTAACCCACTCCTGCACCAGCTCCGGCGGCGGGGTGATGGGATGTGGGTTAGTCATCAAAAAACTCCTTAACAGTTTTAGTTGTTACTGTGTTTTTGTCTGCCGATTTCAAGTGAAGAACACGTTGCTCAGCCTCGTCAAGGTTCATACATATGCCTGCTGGTTCCCACCAAAACAGTACTCTTCTTTCCACCTCAAAGATAGGAGATGACGGATCGTAATAAGACGGACGTTGAATGATGCGATAGCGAGGTCTGTTAATCATTGTGTCATCCTCCAACAATAAGAAAGGTGTGCCCGTTGAATGTCTTCCTTGATGGCAATCAAATGTTTTTCACTAGTCATCGCTGCTGCTCGGAAGATCTGAACAACCATCAGCCTCTCAACATCCGTCAAGGAATTACTTCCCCGTCTTTTGATCTTTTCAATGATGCGACCAATTTCGGGTGGATGATCATTCCGATCAGGCTTCTCTGCTGTTGCTGGCATGTTGTTAATCATGAAGAACAAGGCTAGGAAAGCTGGACAGTGAGTTGATGAACACTGCCTCTTGATCAAACTGCTTACAATACTCTTTGGCTATTTTGTGAACATCAATAGCATCAAAGTAATGCTCACTGATAACCGTCACGATACTAACATCCTCAGGATCACCATTCCAATAACCAATACCTTGATTAATCGAAAATGATTTGAATCTGGGAACAATGTTCTCTTTGACAAACTTGTTAAAGAGCTTGTCAGTGACTCGTCTTGTTTCGTCATGGCCTAACTGTGGTGTTGGTACATTCCTACCAAGGTAGATCTGATAGGTTGTTGCTGTTGATGGGACCATTCAGTTCTCCGAAAAGTAAACGAACGGAAGATAATAAGGTTTGTCCTTTTTAGTTGTAGATTTGGTTAAGCCTTTTGATGCCTTTGATGTAGGCTTCTGAGAACCCGACTTTGTAGTGACTTGAGAGCGAGACATCATTCAGAACAGCAATGGCTTCGTCACAATACCTGTTGATCATACGCTTAATCCAAGAATCAGCGTCCTCATCAACAACGGAAGTTTCTGCTGGTGGCCATACATGGGCGGCTGCATCTACATCAGGGTAGACAGTAGATAGTTGGGTGTTCATTGAAAGGAGAGTGGGCTTGGGCATTGGTGCGTCCCTTGCCCTCTCTTGACCACATCCTACCAGCACAAGACCCCCTGTCAATAGCTTTTTCCATAAGTGTTGCTGATGGATTCAAAACAATTTGGGCCAGGAGTTCAGCAGACATGTAAGGGTGCGGCT